CTTGAGGACATGAGCTTGAGGTAGTCATATATAATAACGCAGTCGTTAGTCTTGCCTGTCTCGTCGGTCTTGACTTCTTGTGTTACCCATCGACGAATCAAATTAAGGATTCCTTCAAATGGCTTAACGGCAACACTGATATAGTGATAAGGTATTGAGTCAAGCTCTTCTACTGCTTTCTGAACTTTGTCGGCCTTGTCTTCGTCTTCTGTGAACTTACCGGTAGCAATCTCATTGATTGGCACACCGCTGATATTTGCTATGAGCCTATTGAGGTGATCCTCTTTAGACATTTCTGTATCGAGGACTAAAGTCGGAACGCCTTCTCTGGATGCGTTAAGGGCCACATTGTCGGCAAATACTGATTTGCCAACTTTGGGTCTTGCTGAAACAAGATCAACGCACTTACGTCGCAAACCACCACCAATGGCTTCATCGTACTTTGGGAATCCCGTGGGTACACCAATGATATCACATGTGTTTTCTGCGAGGAAATCGACATAATCTTGAATCCCTTCTCCAATGCGTTCTGGGCTTTCGCCGCCATCATCTTCACGTAGGAAATCTGTGACTGGCTCTTCTAGTATTTGAATAATTTCATTGACACTTTCTGTGCCATTCACGGTGTCCACATCTTTATGAATCTTGTTCGTAAGCTTCTTAATCTTACGAGCAAACTCAAACTTCTTCATCTGAACGGCGAAACTTGTTACGTTCTCTAAGCTAATCGGAAAGTCAAAGAGTGACTTCATGTAACCGAGTTCTTGATCGGTTGCGATATGCTCTTCTACGCCAAGCTGTTTAGCGGCAGATAGAATGGCTGGCAAGTCAGCCTTCTGATCATTCTTTATGATGGTATCGATACACTTGAACAGAATCTGATTGTTAGAGTCACCAAATGATTCTACTGTAACCAGTTCTGCTACTCTAACCCAAGCATCTATGTCGTGCTGAAACAACGCAGACAATACTGCTCTCTCTGCACCTACATCATATAATTCAGCCATATTACCTCCCGCAACACTTTTCACACCTGTGATACTCACCCTGAACGAATCTAGGGTCAGCATTCATACTTGATCCACATACACTACAAGTGACAGTGATCTTCTCTGGTGGCTTTCGCCTTCTTTCCGTAGGGGTAAATTCTGGGGTAGAGTCTTCAGAACTTTTACATTCTTGTCCACTGTCCACAAACTGATTTACACCCTTGGACTTGACTGGTGTCTTACGCTTCTTGCGTGTACCCATAGCAAATTCTGGTTCAGGTGCAGGTTCGTTATCCTGTGCCTCAAACTCAGCTTTGATATGTGGAGGCATCGTCGTTGTCCACACGGAGTCGTCTTCGTCACCAGTTGCTTCACTTTCGGGGGGCGTACCACTGTCCTGCAATGCTTTCATAAACATTGCTTTCTGTTGGTCGGACAGAGACCTCATAAAATCGTCCATACTCATGCTCGTTTACCTTTCTCTAGTAAGATGGTACTCTTTTGCTTGAGTTCCCATACTTTGCCGTTGAGACTTGATAGCCTTGACTCTGCTACTATCAACATCTTATTAACTTTGTGAACAAAACTGTTTTCTGCGATCAGTTGATAACGCCTCTGTTCATGCTTTTGGTATTGACCAAACTCACTACGATGACGTTGTACCAGTGTTTCTATTTGATCGTTGCACCAATTAGCAATGATCTGATATCGATTAACTTCATCCTGAAGATATGTGGCGTAACCCTGTAGAAGATACGCATAGTTCATCATCTCTTCTTGCGACAAGACTTTTAGTTCCGACATCGACATATTTGCTGCTTCGATGTATTCACCGTGAAAGCTAGAATAATTACTATTACTGTCAATGACGTAATCATCTAATTTCTTGAGGTGCTGTTCCAGTTGTTCTGCTGCTGGGTCTGGACACTCTAGTGTTGCTTTAGCTTCTGACAATTTGTTCTCTCCAAACTTCATCGGGATCGGAATATTTTAGTTCAACTACTGATATACCATTCAACTCGCACCACTCTATTTTATCCTCATCTCGACCTTTTGACAAGATAAAATCTGCTTTTGATTTATGAAAAAATTGACAATACTCATAATGCTGCTGACCGTGTACTTCTATCGCCTTCATTAGGTTAGGTATGAAGAAGTCAACATAAAGTACGCCTTTCTTATGTAGTGCTGTACTACCGGGAAGCTTCACTTCTTCCAATATGCGGTAGCTATGGTATATCTCACCTAACAGGTCTCTGGCTCTGAGATGAAACTTAGACTTCTTCCGTTTGTCATTCTTCTTGACATCGTACGCAGTCAAATTCCATGTGTACTCTCGACCATTGAGGCCGGTAACCTTCATCATGCAAGCAGTTCCTTTGTCTGTTCGTAGATGAATTCTACCATGTCTGGATTCTCTGTAAGAAAGTCACAGGTGTTGTTAGCACCCTGAAACTTGAAGAACTTCTCGACTGCCTCTGCGTCAGCAGGATCAATCTCATTCTCTTGTAGTAGCTTGGCGACCGCTGGATGCTCTACATCGTTGACGGCACACTGAACTGTATACCATGCACCAGCCGTCTTGATGAGGCGGAATTCGCAAGCAGCCTGTACTACTTCTTGTACTTCATCTAACCCGATGCCGTAGCGAATCCAACTAGCGGCTGTTGAGTTCGGTGTACCACCGGCATTAGATGTTTTAATCTTCCAGTTTGCAATCTGTCCTACGTGAGGTCCAGTGTCTTTTGGTACTTGCCATCTGCCAACGTGAGTGATGACCATATTGGTACCAGCCTGATATTGCAGCATGTTACCGCAGTCTGCCATCTTTGCTGGTGCGTAGGGAGAACCACCGCTGTTGGCGATATTATGCGTCACAGCGATGAGTATAGTTTTATTCTTCATCAGGGAGCCACTGATTCGTTTAAAAAACATGGATAGTAGCCTAGGCAGTGCGTTACGCACACCTGTACGAACTTCACCGTCTAATTCTACGGATGGTACCATATTAGATAATGAATCACATATAATAAGACAACCGGGGTCATTATTAATATAATACTCTATAATATTTAGAAAGTCTTCTGCTGATAATATACGCTCATCTGTAGACTCTATAATAAGTATATCGTCTGAGTTTAGACCTTTGATGCCGTCGAAGTTCTGGCGTGAGAGTCGCCCTTCCGTATTAACATATATAACACGTTTGTCTAGCTTCTGGCACTTAGCTGCAAAGTGCAGTGCTGTCGTCGTCTTGCCTGACTTTGGGTCGCCGGTCATAACTACGACTGACCCTTCTCTCAGTCCGCCACCCAGTGCCATATCCAATGCTGGCGATACTCCGATTGTATTGAGACTGTTGATAGCCTCTAGCACCTCTGTGCCAGTTCGTACCACATCGCCGTACTTGCTGACCACAGAACTACTTACAAGGTCTGCACCAAACTTTGATGACGCACTCACCTTGACTTTTTTGGGTCTTCCTCTTGGCATTACATATTCCTCAAGTTGTTAAGTGTTGATTTAGTTTTCTTGTACGATTGAGTCCGACGTGTCTTGATTTCTTTCTTCTCTTCCTTGACGTCTAGGTTGACCTCTACCTTCTTGGCCTTACCTTGCTCTTCTTTATTATAGCTCTCGATGGCCTTTAATGCAACCTCATTTATTTTCATTCCACCCCAAACCTTTGCATACACACCAAGAAAGTATATATTCTTAAAGTGTTCAGAGTTTATGGCACCAAGTATAGTCTTTTCGTCGTACTTTTTAAGTATTTTATTAGCAGCACGTACCTGCCTCATGAACTGTGCGTGCAGCTTTTCGCCCTTTGACCAGAATTTGTATGGAGGTTTTGGATTATGAAACGCCTCTTCACGTCTCAAGATCAGAAACTCTGCCACATATGCAGCAAAGGTACAGTGTTCTCCGGTCGTTTGGTGTTTATACTTGTGGGTGGGCGACCACTTGGTCTGGTATTCACTGTGGAATAGTCTAGGCTTTTCTGCCATTATATATTAGTGCCTCTTCAAAACAGTCTTCAATATCGTTATTCTCTACGCTTTCTTCTGCTACAAGTGCAGGAACGTGCCACCTAGTCTTACAAACTACCCCGTTGTCTAGGATGCCGGTAGTGTAATAGTGTACTGTTGACCCACCAAACTGAGCCATTACTGATCTAACTAGGTAGACACCTTCTGCATCTGTAGTGTCAACTGTGACCTCATGCGTCCTAAAACGCAGGCCTATTTCAACAATATCTAGATCGGATGCCTCTATGACAGGTTTTAACTCAAGCCATTGACTATAATCATTAAGATATATAATACGGTCATCTGAGAATTTGACTTTAATCCATATAGCCTTTCTCTTTTTGCCATTATTATATGCTATAGCCCAGCCTTCTTCACCTTGTATATATTGATCTAGAATACTCATCTGTCCTTTTAATCCTTATAAATCTTAGACGTGCATCGTTCATGTGATGCTGGCAATGCTCTAGACCGAGTTTCGTCTGCCGCCATGGAAGCGGCCTCTGTCATAATGGCAGTACCTTTTTCTCTTGGGATATTACTTCCCGCTATGCTACCCGTAACCTCTGGACCCGGTAACGGATTTTCTGTGAGGTAGGCCTTGACAATTTTTAGACCTCTATTGAGAGCGTCAGCTAATTGTTGTGCATCCATCTTGCTTCGATTACCGTCAATGAAATAAGTCTCAATACGACTCAGTTTTCCTCTTTTAGTTGCCATTCAAAAAGCTCCTCTCTGCTGCAATAAAGTTAAGCCTGTTGTGAGTTTCAATATATTTTACATAGTTGGCGAATGCCGTTTCATTTGTAGATTTAAGTTGTATGTCCAGTTTTGACTCTCTGTTAGAATATCCGCCGTCTGGATCATACAGTGAACCTAAATAAGTAGCTACTAGGAATCGTCTCTTGGTAGCGTCACCTAGGTCATAATCGATTTCTTTTGCTATTACTAATCCTTTCTTCGTGGTAAACTCGTGTTCACCGCTTTTTCTTTCCAATTCTTTACGGTCTGAATTGGTGTTGGGCTTACAGTTATGTAAGAAATCTTTCATTACTTGTCTCCTGTCTGAATGTATCGTTCACGCTGCGTAGCCGACATCTTCTTGATCTCGCTGGTGGTGGCAGTTTGAATCTTGTCTGTCTTGGGCTGTCGAGCTTTCTTACGCTCTTCAACTTCTGACCTATAGTAATTACCAGCGGCTTTAGCTTTTCTGTCCCAAGCTTGACCAACAGTGGTCACGTTAGATACAGAGAAGGCTGGAGTCTGGGGTACGCGATAGAGTGCTTCTGCATTACACTCTGGGCATGTGGTGAGAGAGTCGTCCTTCATGGACTGGTGTACGTTATTGAGTTCATGACCACATTTATCACATCTGTAATCGTAGAGCGGCATATCCATCCTTTCCTAATATAAAGTATGGGGCACCACAGGGTTACCATGATGCCCCACACTATTATAGCCTAATCTTCAAGTGCTGACAACACTTTTCCAATTATTCCGTTCCTTTGGATATCTTCATAACCTAGCAAGCATGTGCCGATCCCGGTAATACCCCGTAATCGTTCCATACATGCGTTCAGACCGGTGTGTTTTTTTACATCCGTCTGTTTGGCGTCACCATTAATAATAACGGTGGCATGGTTACCCATTCTGGTTATGAACATTTTGATCTGTTCCATTGTGCAATTTTGAGCTTCGTCGAGGATCATAATAGCATCATGATATGTAGCCCCTCTCATTGTCTCTAACGGCTCAAACTTAATTCTCTGCTGGTTATAATATAAACCAAACTTATCTCTACCTAGGAAATGTCTAAGGTTCTGCTCCATAGGTGCGAGATAGGGTTTGATTTTGTCGTTCAGTTCACCGGGAAGAGAGCCAATGTCTTTTCCCGTACAAACTAAAGGACGTGTAACGATAACTTGATCAACATTATCTTTGAGTAGCCTACTGGCTGCAACTCCGGCAGCGATAAACGATTTACCAGTGCCTGATGGGCCAGTACAAAAAGTAATGTCATTGCTAAGAATCGATCTAATATATTCTTTCTGGTTAGGGGTTTTTGCTACTAAAACATTCGGTTTAGGTGGGTTGCGTTCTTCTTGTCGTCTTTTGCGATTTGAAGTTTTGCTTTTCTTTTTATTTGCCGCTACTCCCAAAGCCCTTACCTCCTCGTAAGGAAGCCCCCAAGTCGTCACTCACCGTGAGTACTACTCTAGGCACTTCTTGAAATAGAATTTGGGCGATCCTATCACCCTTGTTTATCTGTAGGTCTTCAATTCCAGAATTAAACAGACAAACTTTAATTTCTCCGAGGTAGCCAGAATCAATGACTCCAGCCAACACGTCAATCCCATGCTTTACAGAAAGTCCGGAGCGAGGCCAGATCAAGCCCGTAAGCCCCTTCTCAATCTTAAAAGCAATACCTGTCTTTACTATACGCCTCTCAGATGCCAGAAGAGATATATGTTCTGATGAGTATAGGTCATAACCCGCATCATCTCCATGTGCCTTAGTTGGTACACGTCCATCTTCGTTGAGAAGCTTCACTTCTACATTGTATGTCATAGTCCTAGGTCTCCAAAGTCTGTTTCACCAAGGTCGTTGGTTGTTGCACCAATTTTATAAGAAGTAATTTCATGTTCCTGCGGTGCTACTTGCACTGCTTCACTTCTCATCCAAGGGTCAGTCCAGCCAGCGATAGGATTCTTATGCCCCGTATCGTATGGTAAACCTATAGCCTTGCGACGACTCATGCACAACCAGTCAACATACTGGCTCAAGACTTTTTCGTTGAGACCAATGATGGAACCATCTTTGAATAGATATTCAGCCCAGTTCTTTTCTTCTTGGGCTGCCGCGTCGAACATTGCACAGGCTTCTTCTTCGCACTCTCTCGCTGTTTGTACGAAACCTTCTTCTGGCACCGTTCGTAAAATCTTAATTATTTCCTGTGTATTGTAAAGATGAAGTGCTTCATCTCGTTTGATTAACTTTATGATATCTGCGTTGCCTACCATCTTCTTATTCTCAGCAAAAGCAAAAGAACAAACAAAGGATACATAGAACCTCACAGCCTCCAAGATATTAATAGTAACAAGCGTAAGATAAATCTGCTTCTTAAGTGCCTTCTTGCTCTGAGCTTGCTTCGCCATCTCTTCTAGCTTGTTGTATTCCTTAATGACTACCTTAGCACGTTTCAGAATCTCTTTGTCCGTAAAGCAGCTATCCAAGACTTCGCTTGGGTCTGCGTATACATTCTTCACAACATACGTATAGCTGTAGCTGTGGATTTGCTCAAAGAACTGCCAAGCATTCATAGACGCTTCTAGTTCTGGATTAGATACGAACTGAGTCAGGCTTGGTACCCCACGGCAGATTACCGAGTCCAGCATAGTCTGGTACTTGAGATTAGAGGTGAAGATAAACTTCTCGTTCTCCTCCATCAATCCCTTATAGTCGTTACGGTCCTTAGTCAGATTAATCTCTTCTGGTCGCCAGAACATCTCCATCTGCTTTTTGTACAGATCAAAGAAGACTGGGTACTTAAATTTGTCGTAACGCTGTAGCCCTAAGTTATCACCCAGAAATATGGGCTGCTTTGTATAGTCAACATTCTTGATATTCAATATGCTCATCAATCAACACTCCTAATAATATATACACTTTATGATTAAATACTACATGATCCGCCTTCGCATCCTGCCTCGCCGTCGTCCTTATTATGCTCTTGGTCACCATCTGGACTATTTGCGTAGTAGAAATTCTTTAGGCCATACTTGTATCCCTTTATCTGATCTTTAATTAATACACTTAATGGAATATTACCATCGGGATACTGAGCGTAGTTATAATAAAGATTTATGCTCATACTCATATCTACAAATTTTTGGATAACTGCACCAATATTTAGTAGTGCATCGTTACCTTCCAAATCCCAAGCTACGGTATAATAACTTTTTCTGGAACTATAATTGGGTACTAACTGTTTCAATACTCCATTTTTTGCCTTCTTGTAGGACAATAAGTTACGAACTGGCTCAATACCATTTGTACTATTTTGGATAACACTGGATGATTCACAAGGCATGATAGCCGACAGAGTGGAATGTCTCATGCCATGTCTCTTGATTCTCTCACGCAGTGCTTCCCAATCCATGTTGTATTCTGGCTTGACTAGCTCATCGACGGTTTTCTTGTACCAGTCAATAGGTAAGAGTCCCTGAGCGTACTTCGTGTCCTCAAACTTAGCACACGGCCCAAGCTCTTCGGCTAGGTCAACAGATGCTTCGATAAGATAGTATTGTATCTTCTCCATCATCTCATGCACCAACGCCAGTGCCTCTGGGTCTGTGTATAGCGTCTTGTTCTTAGCTAGCCAACCAGCCAAGTTCGTAACGCCGATTCCAAGAGACCTACGATTCTTAGTGAAGTTCTCACCGGCTATAACCGGATAGTCTTGATAGTCGATCACAGCCTCAAGAGTTCTTACTGCCATTTGACAGGAATCACGAATGTCTTTGTCCTTCTTCAGTTCTAGTAGATTAAGTGCCGATAGAATACAAATCCCAATTTCGCCATCTGCATCGTCGATGCTATGGATGGGCTGAGTAGGATGAATGATCTCTTGGCATAGATTAGACATGTGTACAGGAATATCCCATGAACCATGCTCGTTAGCATTATCGATATTCATTGAATAGATACGTCCGGTCTCCAGTCGTTCCTTGGCGTAAATCTCTGCCAGTTTACGTGCTGGGATTTTCTTCTTCATGCTGACACGTCGTGAGTTCTCATACTTAACGTACAGTTTTTCAAACTCCTCGTTGTCGCCGAATGTATCGTACAAGCCGGGAGTCTCCGCTGGACTAAAAAGTGTGATATCCTCATTCTTAATAAGGCGTTCGTAGAACAGCTTGCAGAACTGGATGGAGTAGTCTAGCTTACGGACTCGATTGTCATCGGTGCCTGCATTGTTTTTGAGAACAAGTATATCCTCAATCTCTAGATGCCAGAAGGGAACATGCACAGTAGCAGAGCCTCCACGAATACCGTTCTGGCTTGTGGCCTTGACTGATGCTTCAAATATCTTCAGGTAAGGAATAAGCCCTGTGTGGACAACTTCTCCTCCACGGATAGATGAATTGATAGGTCG